TTAGCTCTTCGCGGGCAGTTCGAACGGCCGGAACCGGATCACCTCATCGCCCAGCCATTCGTTCACCTGCTGCAGCCTTGCCTGAATCGGCTCGAGCTCGTTGACCGCCCACACCTCGGCGGCCTCGCGCAATGAGCCGAAGCCCCCAGCGTTCTGCGGGACGATGCCCATCAGCTGAGGCGGGATGCGGAGCGCGGCCAGCAGGTCGTCGCGGCTGATGTTCTTGATCGAGCCGAACTCATCCTTGGCCGCCACCTCGCTCACCGGCAGCAGCTGGATGCCGTCCTTCTTGCCGCCCGGCGCGTACATGAACAGGTTGCGGAAGTTGCCCGGCCCCTTGGCTGATTTCAATGCGGTGCGCAGCGCGTCGACGTCCTCTTCCTTCTGCGCCGCATCGGTCATGTACATGATGAAACCGGCGTGCGAGCCGTTCTGGTAGTAGCGTCGGCGGAAGAGGGTGGCGGACTCGTTGAGTAGCGCCGACTGCAGGGCCGACAACCACTCCGGCAACCCATACACCTCCTGGTTGATATCCGCCTCGCGCAGGTGGCAGATCGTGCCTCGCGCGAATTCGTGCTCGTCCTTCCAGCCGCGCACCTGGTAGTAGGTTTCCAGATCCGCGCCCCGGCGCATGTACTTGGCCAGCGTCGGTTGCAGGCTCAGCGGCTGGCCGAGCATGTTCCGCCGCCGCTCCAGGTAGGCATTGCCGCACCACAACCAATCCAGCGCGAACTGGCCGAACGCCTGACGACTCAGCAGCTTGTGCGGGATGAAGGTTCGCTCGAGCATGTTGCGCTTGAAGTTGAGCCCGCTCTGCAGAAACACGCTGGCCCTGGTCGACTTCGCCAGCCCCTCCAGCGACAACGGCGGTTCGTACCAGCGGCCATTCAGCCAGCATTCCAGGTAGTCCAGGATCTCGCGGCCATCCAGCACCGGCGTTGGGTCGCCGAAGGTAAAGGCCTCGATGCCATGTGCAGGCGCGGCAGCAGTGTCGGTGGTCATCAGTAGATCTCCATAAAACTGGTGTTCTGGGCGGTCATGCCCTCAAGCGGTTCGTTGTGCAGGGCATGAAACAGCGCCCACGCGAGATCCGCGTGGCCGGTTTCGTCGGTGCGCCCGGCGGTGTAGGTCATCTGCCGGCCGCTGGCCGTGGTGGTCTTGCGGATCGCCATCAGCGAGGACGCGAGGTCCGTCCAGCCGGCGTCGAATTCCAGCCGGCCCTTGTGGATCACGTCGTAGGCCTTGAGCACCAGGCGCGTCTTCACCTCCGGCGAGTAGCTGAACGTGGTCAGCCCGGGGAAGAACGACTTCACCAGCTGCGCCACGCCCGAGCCCATGCCCGTCATGTCGATGCCGATGTAGGTCACCCAATAGCGCAGCGTCACCCGGCGGATCGCCTCGGCCTGGGCGGCGAAATCCATCCCACGGAACTGGTGCCGCTCCAGCACCCGGAACTTACCGCCCGGTACCAGCGGCGGCGCCACCACCACCAGGCCGGCGCTGTCGCCGGTTTCGGCCGGGTCATAGCCCACCCACACCTGGCGATCGCCGAAGGGGCGGTCGGCGAACGGCTTGTAGTCCTCGTCCCACTCGATCCAGCTATCCACCATGCAGGGCTGCAGCACAGCCAGCGGGAAAACCGAGGCACCGTCATCGACGAATTCGCACATCAGCAAGTTGGCGAATTGCTCGGCGTTGTACTCGAAGCGCAGCTCGTCCAGGTCGAACAGGTCGCACCCGCGCCGCTCGGCATCGAGAATGGTCACGATCTGTCGCCAGATCTTGTCTTCCTGGCACAGCTTGCCGGGGGCCAGCGCATCGTGACTGAGGTCGATCTTGATGTGCTGCGCTGCAGGCTTGCCCTTGTTCAGCCGCTCGCCCGTCCACCACTTGTAGGCGGGGTGGCCCATGCTGGATGGGGTGCTGAAGTAGGTTTTGCGCCAGTGCTTGTGCAGGGCCATGCCCGACGCCACCTTGTTCAGCTCGTCAAAGCCATGCACCCAGAAGAATTCGTCGAAGTAGAAGTTGCCCGAGCGGCCCTGCGCGGTGCGGAAGTTGGTGCCCAGGAAGTGCAGCTCCGCGCCATTCCACAGCACGATGGGGTCACCCGTCAGCTGGGTGCCCAGCACATCGCGCACGAAGTCCTGCATGTAGTTTTTGAACTGATGCGCCTGCGCCTTGCTCGCCGAAAGGAAGATCTGATTGCGCCCCGTCAGCACCGCGTCGATCAGCGCCTCCCGCGCAAAGTAGAACGTGGCGCCGATCTGGCGGCTCTTGAGCAGCATGCGCGTGCGCATGTTCATCGCCCGGTACCAGTCGAGCTGGTAGTCGAAGCATCCGTCGCGGAAGGCCTCTTCGAGCTTCTCGATATCCTCCTCGCTGAACTCGTTGCGCTTCGGCGCCGCCTTCGGCCCGGCGTTGCGCTTGTCCAGGTTGGGGTTGAGTTCCGACTCTTTGCCGCCGCCCTGGAAGCGTTGAATCCGCGCCTGCCGCTCCAGCTGCCGGTGCAGCAGGTCGATTTCCTTGAAGTCGCCGCCGCTCTTGCCGTCCTTCAGGATCAGCTGAACCAATCGCGCCTCCAGGGCGCCGCCGATCCGCTCGACGTTGTCGGCCCGGTCCCACTCGTCGCGGGTTTTCCACGAGTGGAGGGTCTTTTCCTTCTCGTCCAGGTAGTCGGCGATATCGGTGATACGCCAGCCCGTCCAGTACAGGAATTTGGCCTGGCGGCGGTTATCACGTTGGGCGGAAAGTTCGGTGGCGGTATTCATGGCGCCGATGCTGCCGCCCGCGCGCGAGGCCCGTTAGCGCCGCGCCCTGTACCTGCGCCCCATCCACGGCAGGCAGATTGCCCGCATAGCGCCGCCTGCCGACCATGCCCTCAACGCAATGGCCCCGCCACCGCATCGAGGACAAGCCCCCATGAAGAAATTCCGCTCCAAGTGGTTCCGAGTCGCCATCGAAGGCGCTACCACTGACGGCCGCACCATCGAACGCCAATGGATCGACGAAATGGCCGCCACGTACGACCGCGCGAAATACGGCGCTCGTGTGTGGATGGAGCACATCCGCGGCGTACTGCCGGATTCTCCCTTCCGTGCCTACGGCGACGTGCTCGCCCTGAAAGCCGAAGATGTGCAGATCGACGGCAAAACGGTGCGCGGCCTATACGCCCAGATCGAGCCCACCGACGACCTGGTCACCATGGTCAACAAGCTCAAGCAGAAGATTTTCACCAGCATCGAAGTGCGGGAGAAATTCGCGGCCACTGGCAAGGCCTACTTCATGGGCTTGGGCGTCACCGACACCCCGGCGAGCCTGGGCACTGAAATGCTCACCTTCGCCGCCAAGAACCCCGACGCCAGCCCGCTCAAGGCGCGCAAGCAAGACCCTTCCGACCTGTTCACCGTATGCGAAGAGGTCGAGCTCGAATTCGAAGAAATCACCGAAGAGCCCAGCAAGACCGACGGCCTGTTCACCCGCGTGATGGGCATCCTCGGCAAGGTCAAGGATAAGTCGGTCAAGGATGACGCGCAGTTCTCCGAGCTGACTGATGCCGTCGAAGCGCTTGCGACTCATGCGAAAGAGCAGGGTGAGGCATTCACCGCCGAGGTTTCCGCCCGCCGCGAGCTGGTAAGCCAGGTTGCACAACTCACTACCGACTTCAACAGCCTGCTCAAGCGACTGGAAGAAACCCCCGATCACAAACATCGCCAGCGCCCGCCGGTAGGTGGCGGTGATCCCGCTGCACTCACCGATTGCTGATCGATTGACGGCCACGCCATAGCCACGGAACACCGGAGAATTCAATGCGCAACGATACCCGCCACCACTTCGACGCCTACCTGAGCCAGCTTGCCAAGCTCAGCGGCGTATCTGACGCAACCAAGACCTTTGCGGTCGACCCCACGGTCCAGCAGCGCCTGGAAACGCGCATGCAGGAATCCAGCGAGTTCCTCAGTCGCATCGGCATGATCGGCGTCGATGAGCTCAAGGGCGAAAAGGTCGGCCTTGGCGTCAGCAGCACCATTGCCGGGCGTACGGATACCACCGGTAACGGCGTGCGTATGCCGCGCGACGTTTCGGACCTGACCAAGGACGGCTACGAGTGCCGCCAGACCGACTTCGACACCGCCGTCCGCTACGCCCAGCTGGACGCCTGGGCCAAGTTTCCGGATTTCCAGGCTCGCTTGCGGGATGCGATCCTCAAGCGTCAGGCGCTCGACCGCATCATGATCGGCTTCAACGGAACCAGCGCCGCCGCTACCACCGACCGCGTCGCCAATCCATTGCTGCAGGACGTCAACATCGGCTGGCTGCAGAAGTACCGCACCCACGCCCCGGCACGCGTGCTCAAGGATGGCAAGGTCGCCGGCAAGATCGTCATCGGCAGCGGCGAAACCGCCGACTACAACAACCTCGACGCCTTGGTGTTCGATGCCATCGCAAACCTGATCGATCCCTGGCACCGCAAGGATCCAGGCATCGTGGTGATCCTCGGCAGCAACCTGGTCCACGACAAGTACTTCCCATTGATCAACAAGGAACAGCCAGCTTCCGAGAAGCTTGCGACCGACATGATCATTTCCCAGAAGCGCATGGGTGGTAAGCAGCCGGTCGAAGTGCCCTACGTGCCGGACAGCGCCATGCTGATCACCAGCCTGGAAAACCTCGCCATCTACTGGCAGACCGGCGGCCGTCGTCGGCACGTCCAGGAGAACCCGAGCAAGAACCGTATCGAGAACTTCGAGTCCAGCAACGACGATTACGTCGTCGAGGACTACGGGCTCGGCTGCCTCGTCGAAAACATCGAACTGCTGGAGGCCTGACCACCATGGCACTGAGCCCGGCCAAGCGCCACTTCCAGCGAGTCACCGCAGCGGCAGCCGCAGCAGCGGTTGCTCCGGCCGAGTCCATGGCCGGCGCCACTGCCTACGAACAGCAGCTTATGCAACTCAACCAGGACCGGCTGCGCCTCAAGCAGGTGCAGTCGGAGCAGGGCAAGGCCGAGCTCAAGCGCCTGCTGATCCCGAGCTATTCGCCATACATCGAGGGCGTCCTGTCCGCCGGCAACGGCGCCCAGGACGATGTGCTCACCACCCTCATGGTCTGGTGCATCGATGCCGGCGAGTTTGCCGACGCGCTGACCATCGGTGCCTATGTGCTCAAGCACAACCTGAAGATGCCGGACCGCTTCGAGCGCACCACCGGCTGCCTGCTGGCCGAGGAGATCGCCAACGCGGCGCTCAAGGTGCAGAAGGCCGAGGGTGACTTCCCGCTGTTCGTGCTCGAGCAGGCGCTGACCATCACCGACCCGCACGACATGCCCGACCAGGTGCGCGCCAAGCTGCTGCTGGCAACTGGCAAGGCGCTGCTCAGCAAGGTCGATGAGGATCAGCTCGACGGCGAACTGCTCGACCAGGCCAAGGCGAAGCTGACCAAAGCCATCGACCTGCACAGCAGCTGTGGCGGCAAGAAGGATCTGGAGCGCGCCGTGCGCCTCCTGAAGAAACACGCGGAAAGCACGCCGGCCAACACCGGTCCCAGCGAGCCAACAGTCGACGAGAAAGCCAGCCCCGAGCAGGGCGCAGGCGATCAAACCGACCCAGGCGAGCAGGGCACCGAACCCGGTACCGGCGAGCCACCCGCTAACTGAGCGTCCCCCACGCACTCGGCGGCTCGGGGCGGATCGACAGGCTTTCTCCTTGGCCATGTCGTGAAGCCCCGACCACCGCCGAACCAGGGTAAGAATTCATGAGCGCATTTATCGCATCCGGCGGCACGGCTGAGCCGTACCCCATCACCAATGACGGCTGGTTCCCGGATGTGGATGGCCGCGAACTGCGCGCCTCGCTCCGCCTGGACGGCAGCGTCACCGACGCCCGCCTCGAAGCCGCCGCCGTCAACGCCATCATCGAAGTCAACCGCGAGCTGGCCAGCTGGCAGGCCGAGCAGCGCGCCGCAGGGCGTGACACCCTGCAGGATGTGCCCGCCTCCGAGGTCGCCGGCAAGAGCTACCTCGTCCATCTCTACCACCGGGCCATCGGTTGTGCGGTGGGCGCCGAACTGGCCGAGCGTTACCGCGACTACAGCGCCACCGGCGACGGTGCCGAGCGCGCCGATGCCCAACTGCCCACCGCCGACGAATACCGCCGCGATGTTCGCTGGGCCATCCGCAGCATTCTCGGCCGCGTGCATACCACCGTGGAGCTGATCTGATGGCCGCCCTGCGCGCCCAGCAGGGCGACACCCTCGACGCCCTCTGCTGGCGGCACTACGGGCGCACCGCCGGCGTGGTCGAGCAGGTGCTCGATGCCAACCCCGGCCTGGCCGACCTCGGCCCGGTCATCCCACATGGCACCCTCATTGAGCTGCCCGAACAGGCCGTGCGCGCCGAACAACGCCAAATGGTGAACCTATGGGACTGATCTACCTCGCGCTCTACAAGGGCCGCGGCACGCTGTTCAACCGCCTGATTCGCCTCTGGACGCGCTCGATCTACAGCCACTGCGAAATTGTCCTGCCGGATGGTCGATGGCTATCCGCCTCGGCAATGGACGGCGGCGTGCGTGCCAAGCGCATCGACTTCAACCCAGAGCACTGGGATCTGATCCCGATGCCCTGGGCTGATCGTCGCCAGATTTTCCACGTGTTCTGCCTCAACCAGGGCAGGGGCTACGACTTCTTGGGCTTGTTCGGCAGCCAACTGCTTCCGGTCAGCCTGCACAGCCGGCGCCGCTGGTTCTGCAGCGAGTTCTGCGCCGCCGCGCTCGGCTTCCCCATGCCGCAACGCTACAGCCCGGCTCAGCTGGGTGAAGTGGTCCAGCACATCAACACCCTCACAGCCAACGGACAGTGGAATGAAGCGCATGCCTGACCGACCGGAAACGTGGGCCTGGCTCAGCGCCTGGCTCGAACAGAACTGGCCCGCCATCTATGCCGGCCTGCTTGCTGCTGTCATGGGCGGGCTGCGGATCATCTACGGCGGCGGCACCTGGCGCCGGGTGATCCTCGAATCGCTGATGTGCGGCCTCGCCGCGCTGTCGGCCAGCCACGGCCTGGCCCTGTTCGGCATCCCGCTCAGCACCGCGCCATTTTTCGGCGGCGTCATCGGCCTGCTCGGTATCGAGTTCACGCGGGCCGTCGCCAAACGGCACTTCAATCGCAAGGTGGACCAACTATGACCCAGCTCCTCAGCAACGGCTCGCGCGGCCTCGCCGTTCGCAACCTGCAGGCTGCGCTTAGGCTGGACGGCTTCGCCATCCAGGTCGATGGCGACTTCGGCGACAACACCGAGGCCGTTGTGCGTGCCTACCAGCGCAAGGTCGGCCTGGTGGACGATGGCGTCGCCGGCCCGAAGACCCAGGCCGCGCTCCAAGGCTACGACACCTCGCGCTACCTCAAGCGCAAGGACCTGCAGCAGGCCGCCGAGCGCCTCGACGTGCCGCTGGCCAGCGTCATGGCCGTCAACCAGGTGGAAAGCAGGGGAGAGGGGTTCGCCGCCAACGGCCGCCCGGTGATCCTCTTCGAACGGCACGTCATGCGCCGCCAGCTGCTGGCACATGGCATGGATGAATTCAGCGTCGGCGCGCTTTCCGCAGCACGCCCCGGCTTGGTCAACATCCAGCCTGGTGGCTACATCGGCGGCACCGCCGAGCACCAACGCCTCGCCCAGGCGCAGCAGATTCACGTGGCCGCCGCGCTGGAGTCAGCCAGCTGGGGCCTGTTCCAGATCATGGGCTACCACTGGCAGCGCCTCGGCTACCAGGACGCGAAGCACTTCGCCGACACCATGGCGCTGTCCGAGGCTGCCCAGCTGGACGCCTTCGTCACCTTCATCGAAACCGACCCGGCACTGCACAAGGCGCTCAAGGGCAAGAAGTGGGCCGAGTTTGCCAAGCGCTACAACGGCCCGGCCTACGCCAAAAACCTCTACGACGTGAAGCTGGCACGGGCCTACGCCCAGTTCGCCGGCGAGCAGGAGCAGGCGGCATGATCGACCTCGAGCAGATCCGCAAGCACAGCCCCAAGGATGGCGACGTCTTTGAGCTGCCGGCCGGCACGCCGCCTCAGCTAGCCGAGCAGTTCGCCGAGGCGCTGCACGTTGCGGTACCGGGTGTACGTTGCCTGGTTCTGATCGGCGAGGTTCGTCAGCTGGATGAATCCGCTATGAACCTCGCGGGGTGGTACCGCCAATGAACAACTGGAAAGTCTGGCTTGGTGTTGCGGGGCTGATCGTCGCGCTGCTGGTGGCCTTGAACATTCAGGCGCAGCGGCTCGACGCGGCGAACGCCCGCGCAGACCTCGCCACCGAGCGCCTGCAAACCGCCAACGAGCGCAACACCCGCCAGGCACAGACCATCGCCCGGCTCACGGGCGAGGTGGCCACCCAGCGGCTGGCCCAGCTCAGCCTGCAACAAACCACCGCTGGCGTGCGCCAGGAGCACGCCACCGACCAGGTACAAAAAAAGGAGCAACGCCGTGAAGACCCGCCCCATGCAAATTGGGCTGCTCAGCCTCTGCCTGCTGCTGCTCGCCGCCTGCACCAGCGTCCCGCCATCACCGGAGCCGCAGGTTACCGTCAGTGGTTGTCCAGTCGTGACGCGCTGCACGCTCAACCCAGCGGCGCCGATCGATAACGGCGAGCTCAGCGACGACAGCGACTACCTGCTCAGCGCCTGGGCCGAATGCGCCGCCCAGGTTGACGCAGTGTTCGAGCACAACGAGCGGGGCGCCCAGCCATGAAAAAGCCCGAATCCCTGCGCGACCACCTGCTGGCCGCCATCCCCGAACTCAAGCGCAACCCTGACCGCCTGCTGGTGTTCGTCGACAACGGCAGCATGCGCAGCACCGCCGCGCCGGGCCTGTCGTTCGAGTACAGCTACACCCTCAACCTGATCCTCACCGACTTCGCCGGCCACCCGGATGCCGTCGCCATCCCGCTGTTCGCCTGGGTGCTGGTCAACCAGCGCGAGCTGATGGAGAACCTCGAGAAGGGCAGGGACGCCATCAAGTTCGAGGCCGACATCCTCGACAACAGCAAGGTCGACCTCTCCATCACCCTGCCGCTGACCGAGCGCGTCATCGTCAAGCGCCTGGATGACGGCACCCTGCAAGTCAGCCACCCGGCCGAGCCGGTGGTCGATGACGAAACCTTCCTGGTACCGGCCATGCGCGTCGAAACCAGCGCGGGCGAACTCATCGCCGAATGGGGCGGCAATGGCTGACGAACTCCGCGCCCTGGAGGACTGGGCCGGCGCGCTGCTCAACCAGCTGCAGCCCAAGGAGCGCCGCCAGGTCACCCAGACCATCGCCCGCGACCTGCGCCGCAGCCAGCAGCAGCGCATCGCCGCGCAAAAGAACCCCGACGGCACCCCCTACGCCCCGCGTAAACCCAGGCAAGAACTGCGCGCCAAGGCTGGCCGCATCAAGCGCCGGAAAATGTTCGCCAAGCTGCGCACCGCCCGGTACCTGCGCCTGCAGAGCGATGCCAGCTCAATCGCCATCGGCTTTGCCGGCCGCGTGTCACGCCTGGCCCGCATCCACCAGTACGGTCTGCGCGACAAGCCCGGCCGCAACTCACCCGATATCCAGTACCAGCGCCGCGAATTGCTGGGCTTTAGCGATGCCGAGCTGGACATGATTCGCGACCAACTGATCGAGCATCTCGCACCCTGATGCTGTAACGGCACCCGCTACACAGCCCAACGAATGCACCCCGCGCGCGCGACCGCCAGCATGGCGGCATGAACATCACCGACATCCTGCGCCGCCTTGAAAACCTGATCCGCCTCGGCACCATCGCCGCGGTGGATCATGAGGCTGAGCGCTGCACCATCAGCAGCGGCAGGCTCACCATTCCCAACCGGCCCTGGCTAGCTCTGCGCGCCGGTGCCAGCAGCGACTGGGACCCGCCCACGGTCGGCGAACAATGCATCCTGCTCAGCCCCAGCGGCGAGACCGCCCAGGGCATCGCCCTGATCGGCCTGTATTCACGGCAACGTCCGGCCCCGTCGAACAGCGCAAACCTGCGCCGACGGAAATACCCGGACGGGGCTGTGATCGATTACGACCACGCCACCCACACCCTCACCGCTACGCTGCCAGAAGGCGGCAAGGCCAAGCTCGTCGCCCCGGGCGGCGTCAGCATTCTCGGCGACGTGGCCATCACCGGTACCGTCACGGTCAGCGAAGACGTGGTCGCCGCCGGCATCAGCCTGGTCAATCACCGCACCAAAGGCGTTACCCCGGGCAATGGCATCTCCGAGGAGCCGACGCCATGATCGGCATGTCCGCCCGCACCGGCCGCGCCATCGAGGGCAACGCCCACCTGGCCCAATCCATCGCCGACATCCTCACCACGCCCATCGGCTCGCGCGTGATGCGCCGCGAATACGGCAGCCAGCTGCCGGACCTGATCGACGCACCCCTCAACGACGCCACCCGCCTGCAGGCCTACGCCGCCACCGCCATGGCCCTGATGCGCTGGGAGCCGCGCATCCGCCTGAGCCGCGTGCAACTGTTCCTGGGCGACCGCCCCGGGCAGGCTGTGCTGGACGTCGAAGGCACCCGCACCGACAGCAACGAGCCGCTGAGCCTGCGCGTACCGCTCGCCTTGGGGGCCAGCGCATGAACACCTTCACGCCCATCGACCTGGCCCAGCTGCCCGACCCCGATGTGGTCGAACAGATCGACTACGAGCAGATCCTCGCGGCACGCAAGGCCCACGCCATCAGCCTCTGGCCCGCCGAGCAGCAGGCCGAGATCGCCGCCACCCTCGCGCTGGAATCCGAGCCGCTGACCAAGTTGATCCAGGAGAACGCCTACCGCGAAGCCCTGCTGCGCCAGCGCGTCAACGAGGCCGCCCTCGGCACCATGCTGGCCAAGGCCAAGGGCAACGACCTCGACCAACGGGCGGCCAATGTCAACGTCAGCCGGCTGGTGGTCACCCCGGCAAACAACAGCACCACGCCGCCGACCCCAGCGGTGATGGAAGCCGACGAAAGCCTGCGCGAACGCGCGCAGATGGCATGGGAAGGGCTCAGCACCGCCGGCCCGCGCAACAGCTACATCCTCCATGCGCGCAGCGCCGATGGCCGCGTGGCCGATGCCACGGCAGAAAGCCCATCGCCGGCCGTGGTGGTGGTCACCGTTCAATCCCTGCTGGGCAATGGCGCCGCCGACCAGGCGCTGCTCGACACCGTCGCGGCCTACCTCAGCGACGAGGACCGCCGCCCGGTCGGCGACCGCCTTACCGTGCAATCCGCAGAGGTGCTGGAGTACCGCGTCGACGCTGTGCTCTACCTCAACACCGTCGGCCCCGAGGCCGAACCGATCCGCGCCGCCGCCGAGAAGCGTCTCGCCACCATGGTCAACCAGCGCCGGCGGCTTGGCCTGGAAGTGAACCGCTCGGCCCTGGACGCCGCCTTGCACATCGAAGGCGTGCGCCGTGTCGAGCTGCCCGGCTGGGTCGACATCGTCGCCACCGCATCCCAGGCGCCGTACTGCACCGCCTTCAGCGTTACCCTCGGGGCCCAGGCATGACGGCCCTGCACCTGCTGCCGCCCAACGCCAGCCAGCTCGAGCAACTGGCCGCCGAAGCGCTCGCGCAGATCGAGCGCGTGCCGGTACCCATCCGCGACCTGGTCAACCCCGACCGTTGCCCGGTCGACCTGCTGCCATACCTCGCCTGGGCCTTCTCCGTGGACCGCTGGGATGCCACCTGGTCCGAAGCCATCAAGCGCGAAGTCATCAAGGCTTCGTACTTCGTGCATTCACGCAAGGGCACCATCGGCGCGCTGCGCCGCGTGGTCGAGCCGCTGGGCTACCTGATCCGCATCACCGAATGGTGGCAGCAGGTGCCCGAGGGCGTGCCCGGCACCTTCTCGCTGGAAATCGGCGTGCTCGAAACCGGCATCAGCGAAGAAACCTATGAATCTCTGACCCTGCTGATCGACGACGCCAAGCCCGTCAGCCGCCACCTGATCGGGCTGGACATCAGCCTCGAAACCCATCTCACCCGCTACGTCGGCGTCACCGTCATCGATGGCGACGAGCTCGACGTATACCCCTGGGAAAACGCCGACATCGATGTCGTCGTGCAGGGGTACACCGGCGTGAGCGACTACATCCTCGACGAAATGGACGTGTACCCCCATGGTTGACGTAAACACCCAGTTCGGCGGCTTCCTCACCGACCTCGGCGCCGCCAAGAACGCCAACGCCAATGCCCTGGGCGTGCCGTGGAAGCTCACCCACATGCTCATCGGCGACGCCAGCGGCACCGACCCAGTACCGGCCCCGGGGCAAACCGCCCTGGTGAATCAGGTCTACCGCGCGCAGCTCAACCAGCTGTACGTATCACCGACCGATGCCAACGTGCTGATCGCCGAGCTGGTCCTGCCGCCGAACGTCGGCGGCTGGTGGATCCGCGAGCTGGCCCTGGAGGACGAAGACGGCGTCTTCTCCGCCGTGGCCAACTGCGCCCCGAGCTACAAGCCCGTGCTGGCCCAGGGCAGCGGCCGCAACCAGGTGGTGCGGATGCACGTCATCACCAGCGGCACGGCCAATATCCAGCTCAAGATCGACCCCAGCGTGGTGCTGGCGACGCGGGCTTACTGCGATGGGCTGATTGCGGCGCACGGCGCGGCAGCGAACCCGCATCCGCAGTACGCGCTGCGCGGCGATGTCGTCACGCTTTCGGCTACGGCCGCCATCACGCCGGCCCAGCTCGGCCTGGTACTGCTTGATGCTTCCGGCGGCAATCGCATCTTTACGCTGCCAGCGGCCAACGCCGCGCTCGGCGTACGCGAGGTAACTCTGCGCCGAGTTGACGTCAGCAGTAACGCACTTGTCATCGCCGCGAGTGGCGCCGACAAGCTCATGCTTGACACCACGGCCGAAGCCGCGGGGCAGGTGACCACCGAACTGCTATTCGCCGGCGACTACCTGCGCTTGCGCAGCGATGGCGCTGGGAAGTGGTGGTGTGTTGGACAGGCGCAGCTGCCTGGGAGCATCAATAGCGGGCTCGTCAGCTTCGCCACACCAGGGGTGCATCTCTTTACCGTACCGGCCGTACTAAGGTCGGGCCGCCGTATTGCAACGGTGACTGTTGTTGGTGGTGGCGGCGGCGGCGAGGGTGGGCCATCCGGATCATCGTCAGGAGCTGGCGGCGGCGGTGGCGCAGGTGCTACCGCACAATCTTTAGTCAACCTGGCAACTGTGATCAGCGTTCCAGTAACTGTCGGAACTGGCGGAAGCGGCAATATCGGGCCCGGCGGAAATGGCGGGGTCTCAAGCTTTGGATCATCCGTCTCGGCGGGGGGCGGCGGCGGAGCGGGCGTTACCAGCAGTAGCGGAGTTGGTGGGCGTGGCTCTGCCAATGCCGTGGGTTCAGTGATAACTCCAGGTGGTGACGGGCAAAATTCTTTCATCCGTACGCTCTCTGGATTTTACTACGGCGGCGTGGGTGGCTCTAGTTCAATGGGTGGCGGGTCGGGCGGCGCGTCTAGCGTTACAGGCACTGTCGCAATTGGCGCCGGAGGTGGCGGTAATTCAGGAGCCGCCGGGCTGCAAGGTGGTAATGGACTGGTACTCATCGAATGGTAGGAGACAGTATGTGGGCACTTATCGCGGACGGCGTCGTGGCCGAAATCACCGACATAGACCCTGCGGGGCGGTTTCACCCATCACTACAATGGCAGCCGGTTGACCAAACGGGTGGGTGTGGTCCTGGGTGGGTTTGGGACGGACTGACGTTCTCGGCACCGCCGCTGTTGCTGCCAACGACTGACGAACTTTGCACCCGCATCGACACGGCAGCCGACACCGCCCGCGCCCGAGTCGCCGGTGATCCCTTGCGCGCCGTCGAATACGACCGTGCCCGCATCGCAGCCGAGCAGTTCGCCGCAGTCGACTACCAGGGCGAGGTGCCGCCCATGGTCGCCGCCTGGGCCATCAACGGCCGCACCGCGCAGGAGGCGGCAGACGACATCCTGCAAGAAGCCGCCCAGTACACCGCCGCGCTGATCGCCCTGCGCGAAACGCGCCTGGCGGCGAAAGAGCAAGTACGTGCGCTGATGGATGCCGGCGAGGTAGAGCAGGCGCAGCAGGTGGTTGAGCACACCGTTGCGGCGATCGAGGCGGCGGTAGCGGGCGTTGGCAATAACGCGACAGTTTGAGCAGAGATGATGCGTTGCATGGACGCACGGCTGAAAGGTTTAATTGTGCGCTTCTACCTGCGTAAGGAGCGCGCTATGTCCGGGAAACAAGTTAAGCCCTACACAGCTGGCGAAAGGTTGGCGAACCGTCTCGAGAACAACAACCCTTTGATGCCGTTCTTCGCTGTCGTTGCACCTTATTTGGGCCTGGGAGGTGTTGATCGGCTTATCTGCAAACGCGCCGCCGACTACACGGCAAAGCGGCTCGAAAATCTTGTCATTGAGTTGGAGAAGCGGATCGATTTCAAACTGGCTGAGCCGCGTTCAGATGTGTTCATGTCGGCGCTCTATCAGTGCCTGCCCGGTGTCCTGGAAACTCAAAGTGAGGAAAAGGTCCGCATGTTCGCGGAGATCCTGGCAGGCACTTGGAACGATGAAAACCCTAGCTGGGACGAGGTGGCGCAATCGCTGCGTCTCGTGCGTCAGCTTGAGGACGTGCACATCTTCATACTTAGAAAAGCTCTTGAGTTCAGCCCCTTAGTAGAGGGGCCGACGGTAACCTTTAGCATCGGAGGGAATGGTTACCCGTCGAGCCTTCCGTTAGAGGAACAGCTGCCCAACATCGAACCGATGTTCATCGCATCATGCGTATCTGACCTTATCTCGATGGGCCTGGTGAACGATTCCTTCGCCATCAATGGCGGAACATTCGGGTTCGGTGATGAGCGGGACAATCAACCTAAGGAGGCGCCTCAGGCCTACTCAATTTCGCCACTGGGGCGATGGCTCTTGGAACGTATCGCCCGAGAAGCATAGCTCCACCTGATAGCTACCCTGTACCACCCCCCGCTACACACCCCACCGCGTGCGCCCCTTGCGCGCGCGCGTCACCCTTGAGGCTCACTGATCCGGCACACGCCCGCAGGAGCCGCCCCGCATGTCGACCGAATACCACCACGGCGTCCGCGTCCTCGAAATCAACGAGGGCACGCGCCCAATCCGCACCGTTTCCACCGCCATCGTCGGCATGCTCTGCACCGCCAGCGATGCCGACCCGGCCACCTTCCCGCTGAACAAGCCCGTGCTGCTCACCGACGTGCTCACCGCCTCCGGTAAGGCCGGGGAGCAGGGCACCCTGGCGCGCAGCCTGGATGCCATCGCTGACCAGGCATCGCCCGTCACCGTCGTGGTGCGCGTGGAAGAGGGCGAGAGCGAGGCGGAAACCACCTCCAACATCATCGGCGGCGTCACCGCCGGCGGGCAGTACACCGGCATGAAGGCGCTGCTCGCTGCTGAGGCGCAGCTGGGCGTCAAGCCGCGCATCCTCGGCGTGCCGGGGTTGGATAACCTGGCCGTCACCACCGAGCTGGTGGCCACCGCCGAGAAGCTCCGGGCTTTCGCCTACGCCAACGCGCACAACTGCGAAACGGTGAGCGAGGCCATTGCCTACCGCGACGGCTTCGGTGCCCGCGAGCTGATGCTCATCTGGCCGGATTTCGTCAACTGGGACACCACCACCAACGCCGACGCCCCGGCCAGCGCCGTCGCGCGCGCCCTGGGCCTGCGCGCCAAGCTCGATCAGCAAGTGGGCTGGCACAAGACCCTCTCCAACGTGCCGGTCAACGGCGTGTCCGGGCTCAGCCGCGACATCTACTGGGACCTGCAGAACCCCGCCACCGACGCCGGCCTGCTCAACGCCAATGAGGTCACCACCCTGATCCGCCGCGAAGGCTTCCGCTTCTGGGGCTCGCGCACCTGCTCGGCTGACCCGCTGTTCGCCTTCGAGAACTACACCCGCACCGCCCAGGTGCTGGCCGACACCATGGCCGAGGCCCACTTCTGGGCCGTGGACAAGCCCATGCACGCCAGCCTGGTGCGCGACATCGTTGAAGGCATCAACGCCAAGTTCCGCGAGCTGATCCGCGGTGGGTACCTGATCGGCGGCGAGTGCTGGTTCGATGAAGCGGCCAACGACAAGGACACCCTCAAGGCCGGCAAGCTCTTCCTGGACTACGACTACACCCCCGTGCCGCCGCTGGAAGATCTGATGCTGCGCCAGCGCATTACCGACCGCTACCTGGTCGACTTCGCCGCCGGCATCAAAGCCTGACCCCATTCAACCCGCGCGGCCCGGCCGCGCCGTAGGAGAGCGCCGCCATGGCCCTGCCCAAGAAACTCAAGCATCAAAACCTGTTCAACGAAGGCGAGAGCTTCGTCGGCCAATGCGGGACCGTCACCCTCCCGACGCTGGCTCGCAAAATGGAAGCCTGGCGCGGCGGCGGAATGGATGGCCCCGTCAAAGTCGACATGGGCCACAGCGACGACGGCATTCAGCTCGAATGGACCATCGGCGGCTGGGGCCTTTCTGTCCTGCGCCAGTTCGGTGCCGTGCGGGCTGACGGTGTGATGCTGCGCTGGGCAGGCTCGATTCAGCGTGACGACACCGCCGAGATCAGCGCCGTCGAGGTGGTTGTCCGTGGCCGACACGAAGAGATCGACTTCGGTGATTCCGAAACCGGTGAAGACACCGAGCATTCGATTACCACCACCTGCACCTATTACAAGCTCAGCATCGACGGCAACGTCGAGATCGAGATCGACCTGCTCAACTTCATCTTCGTCGTCAACGGCGAAGACCGCCTCGCCGAGCACCGCGCAGCCATCGGTCTGTAATGCCCTGGTACCCACCCATGCCGCGCCTGCCGGGCGCGGTCGATCACACATCAAGGAGCAACCCCATGAGCAAGACCAGCGAACCCATCGTCCTCGAGCAGCCCATCAAGCGCGGCGAGGGCAAGCCCATCACCGAGATCTCCCTGCGCAAACCCGCCGCCGGCGAGCTGCGCGGCCTCAAGCTGGCGGACCTGATCAACGGCGACGTCAACGCCACCATCCGCCTGGTGCCGCGCATCAGCCAGCCCACCCTGACCGAGCAGGAAGCCGCCGCCCTGGACCCCGCCGACCTGCTGGCCTGCGCGGATGCCGTAGCGGGTTTTTTGCAGAAGAAGGGTGCGGAATCCCCCGCAGCGTAGACGACGTCATGGCGGACATCGCCCTGGTGTTCCACTGGGGCCCGGAGCAGATGAACGCCATGCCCTTGCATGAACTGATGGACTGGCGCGAGCGCGCGATCGAACGATGGGAGCGCACGCATGGCGCGTGATCTAAACCTCAAGGTCAACCTCCAGGCTCTGGACAACGCCACCAAGCCCATGCGCTCGGTGTTCGTCGGTGCCCAGGGCCTGGGCCGATCCCTGCGCGACGCCCGCAGCGACCTCAAGCATCTGCAGGCCCAGCAGAAGGACGTCAGCTCGTTCCGCAACCTCAAGGGCGCGTCGGAGCAAACCGGCGCCGCCATGCAGGCCAACCGCGAGCGCGTCAAGGCGCTGTCTCGCGAGCTCGCCAGCACCAGCACGCCCACCAAGGCGCTCACCCGTGATTTTCAGAGCGCGGTCCGCCAGGGCCACGCCCTCAAGCAGAAGCACAACGAACAGCAACGCGAACTCCAGGGCCTGCGCAGCAAACTGGGCGAGGCGGGCATCAGTACCCGCAACCTCGGCCAGCATGAGCGCGACCTGCGCACCAAGGTCAACCAGACCAACCAGGCGATAGCCGAGCAGGAAGGACGGCTGAAGAAGCTCACCGCCCAGCAGAAGCGCCTCGGCCAGGCCAAGGAACAGTACGAACGCACCTCCGCACTGGCCGGCAGCATGGCCGCCACCGGTGCCGGCGGGCTGGCCACTGGCAGCGGCATCCTCTACGCGGGGGCACGCATGATGGCCCCCGGCGTACAGTTCGACGCCGACATGAGCAAGGTTCAGGCCCTCACCCGGCTGGACAAGGGCGACGAGCAGCTCGCCGCCATGCGCGCCCAGGCACGCCAGCTGGGCGCGGACACCATGTTCAGCGCCACCGATGCCGCCCAGGGGCAGGGCTTTCTGGCGATGGCAGGCTTCGACCCTCAGTCGATCCTCGACGCCATGCCCGGCATGCTGGATCTCGCCAAGGCCGGCGATAGTGGCCTGGCGGAAACAGCAGACATCGCCTCCAACATCCTCACCGGCTTCAACCTCAAGGCCTCCGAAACCGGGCGCCTGGGTGACGTGCTGGTGGGCGCTTTCACCCGCTCCAACACCAGCCTGCAGATGCTCGGCGAAACCATGAAGTACGCCGCACCGGTGGCGGCAAGCGTCGGGCAGGACATCGAGACCGTCGCCGCCATGGCCGGCAAGCTGGGCGATGCCGGCATCCAGGGCAGCATGGGCGGTACCGCGCTACGGGCCATCCTCAACCGCCTGTCCGCACCGCCGAAGGCCGCCGCCAAGGCGCTGGACACGCTCGGCATCAGCGCCGTCGATGCCCAGGGCAACCTGCGCGACATGCCCACCATCCTGCAGGAGATCTACCAGAAGACGCGCAACATGGGCGACGCCGAGCGCGCCGGGCTGCTCAAGGGCATCGCTGGCGAGGAAGCGGTCGCCGGCATGCAGGTGCTGGTGGCCCAGGCCGGCAGCGGCGCCCTGCAGGAGTTCATCGGCACCCTGCGCCAGACACAGGGCGAGGCCCAGCGCACCGCCAAGGTCATGGGCGACAACTTGGTGGGCGACCTCGACGAGCTGTCGTCGGCCTGGGAGGACCTGGGCATCCAGCTGCAGGAACAGCAGAACGGCCCGCTGCGCGACGTGACGCAGACGCTCGCCAGCGTGGTCGGCAACGTCAAAAGCTGGATCGTCGAAAACCCCAAGTTGGCCAGCAACCTCGTCAAGACCGCAGCCGGCGTCGGCCTGCTGATGGCCGGCATGGGCGGGCTCACCCTGGCAATGGCCTCGATCCTCGGCCCGTTCGCCATGGTGCGCTATGGCATGACCTTGTTCGGTATTCGCGGGGCGGGGCTGGCCAGCACATTGTTCAACCTGGGCAAGACGGCGCTGCCTCTGGTGGGCAAGGGCATCCTGTTCATCGGTCGCGCGCTGATGCTGAACCCCATCGGCCTGGCGATCACCGCCATCGCTGGCGGCGCCTACCTCATCTACCGCAACTGGGACCGTGTCGGCCCGTATTTCCTCGGCCTCTGGTCCGAGATCAAGGCCGGTTTCGCCGGCGGGCTGGGCGGCATCGTCACCACGCTGGCCAACTTCAACCCCGTGGCGCTGATCTACCGAGGCTTCGCCACGGCGCTCAATGCTCTGGGCGCCGATCTGCCGGTGCGCTTTACCGAGCTCGGCAACATGATCGTGCGTGGCCTGGTGAATGGCCTGCTCGCCGGCGTCGGGCAGATCCGCAATGCCATCACCGGCATCGGCGGCAAGGCCATCGGCTGGTTCAAGGAAAAGCTGGGCATCCACAGCCCGTCCCGCGTATTCGCCGAGCTCGGTGGACACACCATGGCGGGGCTGGAGAAGGGCCTCAGCGCGGGCGAGGGCGGCCCGCTGTCACAGCTGGCCGATACCGCCAAGCGCCTCACCGCTGCCGGTGCGGTGGCCGTAGGCATCGGC